AAATGGAGTCAGCAGATGAGGGGAGAAAACGTCTTCAAAAAAGTCTCAGAACTGGTATGCTCGCCATTAAAAAGTCTACAGATAATATTTCTAAAGTTCTTAAAGAACACCTATTAAAAGATACAACCGGTCAGTGGGAAAGTATAGACGATTCTTTAGAGGGGTTCTATGACAACCTAACTGAATGGAAACCAGTTAATGCTCAACGATTAGTTGAAGATAATGATATGGGTTTTGGTGATGTGTTTGGCATGATGAAAGAATCCTTAGTTACTATTGCTAAGAACAGTGCTAGTTCTTTATTATTCGATAAGAAGAATGAAGACAGAATGGAAAAAAAAGAGCACAGCATGGCTGGTCGACTTGAACAAGATCTTGAAGAACAAAGAGGTCTTGGTGGTTTTGGTAAATTGATATTCTTCGTTGCTATTAGAAAGATTAAACAGTCATTAGACAAAGTGGCAAAAATGTTAAGCAAGGAAACTGTTTGGGATAAGATTAAGAATTGGTTATTGAACATCGGATTCTTAGCAACTGCTTTAACAGCAGCATTGAATTGGGAAGAGTTAAAACCAACATTGGACGAGTTGTATGATGTCGTTTGGGATTCAGAATATGGATTGGAGTGGATGCTTGGGTTGCTTATCGATAATATCGCCGAAATCGCATTAGTAATATCATCATTTTGGATTGGTGCTAAAGTATTTAGATGGTTAAATTTTTTGTGGGGAGCAGGTGTTGCATTTGCGGCAGGTGTGAAAGTTGCTGGAGCCTATCTTTCGGGAACTGCCACAACCATTGGTGGTGCCACCATGTGGAAAAAACTAAAACATTGGGCTGGATTGTTCACCACTGCAATCGGCATCGCTTGGATCAATCTAATGGATTCTGCAAAAGCACTCGCTGCATCTGCATGGGCAAAACTTGTTCATTGGGCAAAGTGGCTTAGAAACGCAGTTGTGGCAACATCTATTGCCATGATGGATTCTGCAAAAGCACTCGCAATTGCGGCTGGTGCTAAATTATTAAAGTATGCTAGATTACTAAGTGGTGCTGTCATAGCAGTTGGTCTTGGGATACAGGGGATGTATGCATCATTACTACCTGCTCTTGCTGTTTTGGCACCGTTTATCGGAATCGCATTGGTGATTGGTGCTTTGTTGTATAGTCTTTATAAAGGGTTTGAAGATGCTAAAAAGGTTTATGAAGATACTGGATCTATTTGGCTGGCAGTCAAAGCAGGACTGTATGGGTTTGTTCGTGCTTTGGTAACATTGCCCCTGAAACTAACTTTAAGTTTAGCTGCATGGGTGGCTAGACTATTTGGTTTTGATGAGTTTGCTAAGAAACTAGATAAAATTGATACGGATAAAATATTCGATCAAATTTTTGATGCGATAAAGAACACGATGAAGAAGATCGGTAAATGGTTCGAGGATAAGTGGGACGGACTAATGGACTTCATGGGGTTTGGTGATGATGAAATCTTATCTGAAGCAAAACAATTGGAAATCAAAAAGGAACAAGAACAAGCAAACCGAAAATTGCTGGAAGGTTTGATTGCAAGGAATCGTAGCACTTATACCAACGTTGATGGACAAGAAGTCCAAATGATGTCAATTGAGGAATTGAATAGAAGGCATGGACTTGGAAATCAAAATATTGTTATTGATGCTGGTGCCACTCAAAATTCCAATAGTTCGCAACAATTCAATAATAATACATTCGTTGGCGGTGGATCAGCAAACAACCCAAACTCCAATCCTGCTGACTTAGATTACTTTAGAACGTTAGTTCCTAATTAACCAATAACAGCAACGATACTTGACTCATGCATTACCATATAGCCAGACTCCATTTCTGAAGCACCTGCTCTTTCAAACATAACAGTATCACCTGCTTTAACAGTCATATCCACCCGAGTTCCATTCTCATACTTTCCAGGTCCAACAGCAACTACCAATCCTCTATTAGATTTGTCTTGTGCAGTTTGAGTTAAGATTAACCCAGACTCAGTTGTACTTTCTTTTTCTTCTACTTTTACGATAACTCTATCGTGTAATGGTTTTAAATCCATTTTATTTCTCCTATAAAAAAGGGATCCGAAGATCCCTAATCAAATTAAACTATTTTAGTTTAGTCCTCGTTTGCTAACTTCTCAAAGAAAGATAGTGACTCATCGTCATCACCTACGAACGGACTTTCAGTCTTCAACGTAGGTTCTTTCTTAACTTCAGCAGCAGGTGCTTCAGCAACTTCTTCTGCCTTATCAAAATCTTCAGCAGTAGTCTTAGGTGCTAAACCATTAAGACCTAGTACACGATTCAACTTAGTTTCTAACTCAACATATGACTTAAACTCTTTAGGGTCTAAGAATGCTTTGAGTGAGTATAAAGAATCATATACTTTCTCTAATGCTTCATCATCTTCAAGCAACTTACTAGGTGCATCAAAGTCGGACTTATCATAGTTACGGTATCCTTCAACCTTACGAATCTTCAGTTTAAAGTCAGCACCTTCCCAAAAATCGAATGGGTTGATTGGACTCTCATCTTCGAACTCAGGGTTCATTGACTCATTAATCTTATCCCAAATTTTCTTACCGAATTGATATAAGAATACTTTACCCTCATTAGCAGGATTGCCTGGATCTTTAACCACATAGATATTAGCAAAGTATTTTAATCTACGTTTTTGTTTTCTTGCTTGTTCCTTACCAGCATCAGTTCCATTGTTCCATAGAGTTGAGTTGTACTCACCTAGTGGATCTTTTTCACCGATAGATGTTAAAGAATTTTCGATATACCATCCACCTGGACCTTGGAAACCGTGGTCAAAGATTCTTACCCATGGTAAGTCTTCACCTGATGGCTCTGGTAGGAATCGAATAACAGCATAACCGTTACCCGACTTATCTACTTCTGGTTTCCACAGACGTTCATCTGCTCCACCCCAACCACCTGATTTGGTTTGTAGTTTTTCTGTTTCTTGGATTAGTTTTGAAAGAGAGGAACCTCTTGATTTTTTAAGACTAGCGAAATCGCCCATATTTGTATCTCCGTATTGTATTGTATTTTATTGTATTATTTTTGTTCACATTCAGATAGATTGCTCTATCCTTTTCATCATCTACACCTTTATTATACTCTCTTCTCACTCATAAGTAAAGTTTTCGAGCACAATTCTTTTATATTTTTTCTTATCCACTTGTAGTCTATTATGAAGGAAAGGTTTATATTTCCTCATCATATCCACAAAATCATTTAGTATATTATCTCTATATTTATACCACCCCTCAGAGTAGTTTACCAGATCGTCTAGTATAACCATTGTTTCTATACTGAGTTTACCTCTTGAGTATAGTCTGAATAGTATTGGGTGTTTATTATCAACCATCTTAAACACGTTGTTGAAGTTTTCTTCATACTCATTAATCACACCAACATCTTCTTTAAATGTGTACGACATTGACTCAATTACTTTCTGCCACTTCTTATAGTTTACTTGATTGTTCTCTTGCATTAGGTTGCCAATCCAAGAATCACTATTACGAGTGATGTTTGCTACGATGTAGTCAATGAATTCCTCATGCTTAAACTTCTTACTTGCTTTCTCGAAGAAGTATTTGTCTTTACGAACTTCATATGAGGTTGGACTTGCTTTTACCTTACCATTATACTTAAAGAAGTCATAATTCTTATTAGTGAAGTGTTGCTTAATAGCAAGATAGGTTTTGTATGTGTCAAATCCATTCATCGTTAGAATCAAATCGGCAACCTCGCAGTCTTCTCAAGGTAGTTTAAATCTTGTGCCTCAACCTTAATCTTTTCTTTGATTAAAGGGCATAGTAGTTTTGCTGTATCCTCAATTTCAAATTCATTCTCCTCACACCACCATACGACTGCATCCATATATGATATTCGTTTTGCTATTACAAGTTTCTCGACCATGTGTGAAAACTTTTCTCTATTTAATACTTCAATCATTTACTCTCCTTCATTTTAAATATAAAATTAACAACTACTCTATATTGGTTTTGTGTTGGAACACTACTTGAATGGAATTGGTTGCTATCAAACATAACAAATCGATTTTCCTTTGGTTGGACTCTGCCAACTAATTCCATATCATTAAAATTGAGTTTCTGATAGGTTTCTTTATAATTATCAAGTTCGTTGTACACCTCTTTATAAAAATGTGTATCACCGTCAGAATTGTTGATATATAATACGGCACTAGTCCAACCACCAACATTCATATCAACGTGTGGGATATGAACAACACCTTTTGCAATAGTCGTTAATAAATTTAATTTTATTCTTTTAACTTCAATTATAGAATATCCATTATTATTTAATATTCCATACAATTCTTCTAATAAAACTTCACACAAAGAAGAATTGAATTTTCCTTCAGACATAGCAAGATGTGTGTATTGAAAATCAAATAATTCCCGTTCTTTTGAAATTGATATTAATGAAACGTCTTCAGAAGTGTAACTTGAATTGGGTTGGAAGAACCAAGGGATTTGTTCAAAGTCTAATAATGTCGATTGCAATTCATAGAACTTTTCTTTTGGTATTGCATTGTCAATTACTATTTTGTCCATTATTATATTATACCCCAAAAGTGGTCAAAAGTAAAGTTAGAAGGGCATAAAACTTCGTGCCATGCCTTGAGGTGAGAACTTGTTAGACATGTTACCAACAGCACCATTCATATAATCAATTTGCTGTGTTAGTTGATGGATATGTTTCTCCATTGCTAGAGTAGTATTATTCATCGTGGTCATATCTCGATTGATAGATTCCATTGAATAAGTCATTTGATTCATATTCTGTCTGATTGAATGTAAATCATCAGAACCTTGTTTGAAAGATTCAGACCAAGATTCCATA